ATTCTGATCAAGCGATAAAAACTGTTTTAGTCAGTATTACTACAGTTACTGCTGGTAAAACATTTTCCGATTTAACTGACTCTACTTTTGAGTCTACATTTGGATCTTTCTGGCTTCGTACATCAGGACAGACTAATGATGTTGCTCAAATCACATCTTTAGCATTCTCAAAGTTTAATAATAATACGTTTTTAGGCAATGGACAATTTGTCGAAATGACTTTTGTCGGACGTAGAGATGTTATCGATAAACTATTATTAGAGTATAGTGATGTTGATACTGCAGATCAAAGAACTAAATTGTTCTTCTCAGAAGTTGGAGCAGAATCAAATACTTCTACAGATATCTTTGGATTCATCGTTTCATATTCAGAAACTATTGTCCCAACTATTGGTCTAGCAAAACCAAAGAATTTTTCTTTAGCAAGCAGAGCTCCAGGATTTGATCCAAACTCAGACAAAATTTTGTCTAAAGGAAGAATTGGATCCACGCCTGCATATAATGCGACATTCAAGATGTCGTACTTTAATCCAACATTCCTTACCAAAATTATCGTAGACAAGGAAATTCCTGATGGGCAGTTCCTAACTGGTAAATATATTACAGGATCTAGAAGTGGTGCTTACGCTGTTATTGAAGGATCTCCCAATGGATACCTAACTTCAGGAAATAGAATTTATTGTAAGTTAATATCTGGAGAATTTCAGCAAGGAGAAACCATCGTAGATGAAGCTGGAAATTCTATTAGAATTGCTACAGAAAATACAATCTCTCATTTTGTTGTTGACCAGAGAGGAGTTAACTATGGTGCTCTAGATACTGTTGTTGTTGATGGTATCACTTTTGACCCTTCAGTCATTAAGACATACATTGATCAAGCTGGAGGTGTATATAAAGTATTAGTTGCTGATAGAGATAAACTTAGCAATATTTATTCTAAACCACCATCAGTAACAGTAGCAACTACATCCACAACTTTTGGTCCTGGAAATGAAGCTATCGTAAGACCAGTTTTATTTCGTGATGTAATTCAAACATATACTCCACAAAGTGTTAAGTCTGTTTGGTCTAGATTTGGTGTTGCTCCTTCGGGATCTCAAGCTCCAAATTTATTTACTGCTGATATTGACCTCTCAAGAACTCAATTCACAAATTCTGTAAACGTTACCGACTTTAGTTTTAGTGCTGATGAAGGAGATCAATATCTAGAATGTACTGGATTTGGTGGAGATGCTACTAAGTACGTTTCCCAAGGTGATTTGATCCAGTTCTCTGATTCTAATAATGTTGTTGTGCAAGCAATTGTACAGCAAGCAACAAAACCAGAAGGAACATCAAAATCTAGAATCTACGTAGATTCTCTGATTCCATCCAGTGTTACATCAACATCTGTTTTAAGGGTAACACCAATAATTGATAATGCATCAAAGTCTACTTTAATTTTCCCAACAGGATCTAAGCAAGTTAGATCCTTGGTGAAAGGAACTGACGATACATCAATTAAATTGTATCAAAGAAGAGATTTTGTCCTTGACTCATCTGCTGCTGGTGGTAACATTACATTTAGAGCGCAACTAGAGTTCGGCACTCAAAAGTTTGTTCAATTTAGCGAATCAAACTTTATTCTATCTGTATTAGATAAAGGAAATGCAAGTGCTATTGAAACAGGAGATGTTGTCTATGTACCAGAATCTTCCGTAGTTGTTGCTTCATCAACAGACACAACAACTGGATTGACTGCTGGTAGTGTTACAGTCACATTACCATCAACATATTTTGGAGCTCTACAAGGAGGAACCACATATCCAAAACTAAAACTAAGTGCTACTTTAGAAGTCACAAAAGCACGCCCAAGAATTAAATCTGTAGTTAGAAATAAGCAAATTTTGATCAATCCATCAGGGGATAGAATTCTTCCTTTGAGAGGACAAGATGTAAATGCTGCTGAGATTAATACTATCTCATATTCAGATGTCTTTAAAGTAAATTATATTTACGAAGGATCTTCTACTTCTGCTCCAGAAGTTGATAGTGCTGGTAACTTAATTAGTGGAACTGATGTTACCAACAGATATAATTTTGATGATGGACAGAGAGACACACTTTATGATGTTTCTCGTATTGTTTTAAAACCAGGATTTGATAATCCAACGGGTCAAATTGTTGTTTCATTTGATTACTTCGAGCATTCTCAAGGAGACTTCTGTGTTGTTGACTCATACTTACATGAAGCAGGTGTATCTGCAGATGAAATTCCTCAATTCAACTCATCAGTATATGGAGTAACAAATCTTAGAGATGTTGTTGACTTCAGACCAAAAGTAGATGCAAATGCTACTGTTACTGGTTTCCAAGATAGTTCAATATTTGCAGAATCATTGTTTAATGAATTTACTGGTGATGGTGGAGTTGTATCAAGTTGTCCTGCATCAGACAGCAATCTACCATGGACTATTTCATTCTATCAAAATCAGTATCTAGATAGAATTGATGGTCTCTTCTTGGATAAAAAAGGAGAATTTATCATCAAAGAAGGAAATTCGTCATTGAATCCTTCAAAACCAGAGATGGTTGATGATTCAATTGCTCTAGCATATATCTACATTCCTGCTTATACAACTAATAGTTCTGATGTACGTATTGTACCAGTAGACAATCGTAGATATACGATGAGAGATATTGGTAAACTTGAGAAGCGTGTTGAGAGACTAGAATACTACACGCTCCTCAGCGTTCTAGAGCAACAAGCTCTAAACATGCAAATTAAAGATGATATTGGATTTGATAGATTCAAGAGTGGATTTGTTGTAGATAACTTCGAAACACATAAAGTTGGTAATCTAGCATCATCGGATTATAAGTGTGCTATTGATACAAAACAGTCTGTTCTCAGACCACAATCAAGGGAAGATTCTATTGATTTGATTGAATATAATACAAATGAAGATCAAAGAGTAGTTTCTGGATATCAAAGATCTGGAGACGTACTAACTCTACCATACGAAGAATTGACTCTTATTGAGAATCAATTTGCAACTAAGACAATCAATCCAAACCCATTTGTTGTTATTCAATATGTTGGTGATGCACACTTAAATGCTCCCGTAGATTCTTGGTATGAAAATACTGACGCTCCTCTAATCACTGATAATAACACAGGTCTATATACAATTTTCCTCGCAAAAGATAGTTCTAGAGAAGCATACTCCAGTATTTTCAATTCATACAAAGTAAACTGGGTAGGATCAAATGATTCATTCTTCAATATCGGATCTCTATCTGAAATCAATAAAGACCAAGTTACATCTACAGTTAGAATCGCTAAAGTTGGAAGCTCTTCTAATATAAGTCCTGAAAACCACGAGACTGGTCAAGGACTATCTACAAAAGTTGTTGGCGAGTCTGCAGTTGCTACTTCACTGCAACAATTCTGTAGAACGAAAGTTCTCAAGTTTACGGTTTCTAGAATGAAACCTCAAACAAGAATTTATCCTTTTGTAGAAGGAAGAGATATTAGCAGATGGTGCAATCCAGATTTGAGATTTACAGGCATCGCTGGAAATTCACCGTCTACGTTTGGAAATGCTATTGTTACCGATTCTAGTGGTAATGCTAGTGGTATTTTAGTTTTCCCAAATGGATTACCACCTATCGAAGGAAGCACTTGGAATAACTATATTGAAGATCTTCAATATGACTTAAATGCAGAAGAACTTCAGTTTACTGTGGGTGAAAAAACTATTAGATTTACTTCTAGTGCTACAGATGAAAATAAAGAGAACGTAGAAACTTTTACAGAAGTAAAATACTATCCAGTTGGTATCTTACCAAGTAATCCATCTACAGTTGTTTCTACTCTACCAGCACAATTAAAGGCTAATGAAGGTAGACAAGTTATTGATGCTAATACAGGTACAGAAAAGAAACCAAGTCCATTGACTCAAACATTTAAAGTTGAGAATATGGAGGGTGGATGCTTTGTTACAAGCATTAGCTTGTTCTTCAATAAGAAAGCATCTAATGTTCCCGTTAGAACATACTTGACTAATACCGCAAGTGGTAAACCAGGAAAGTATATTCTACCAGGAACCGAAAAGACAATTTCTCCATTAACAAGTTTAAAAGTCTTTATTTCTCAAGACTCTACAATTGAAATTGGAGAAGAAGTTGTGGGTTCTATTTCTGGAGCTTCTGGTCCTGTATACAAAGTTTTTGATAGAACTAATACAGAAGTTCTTCCTGGATCCGCAGATAAGATTCCTCTTGCATCTGACCAAGTATACACTCTACTGCTTGATAATAATAATGGAGTTAAATTCCAGCAAGCAGAAGTTCTAAATGTTCCATCCATCACTTTAGCAAATGCTACCAACAATACTTCTATAAGTCTATCCATTGCTAGAGATTCTGGTAAGGTCGTGGATTTGAAAGTTACAAACACTGGTTCGAATTATGATACTGCATCTATGACTATAGAGAGTCCTCAATTACCTGGAGGAACTACAGCAACTGGACTACTAGGAGTTTCAAATGGAAAACTATACAATGCAGAAGTTTCTATCGCAGGATCGGGATATACAAGCGCACCATCTATTGTTATAAATGGAACTGGTAATGGTAATTCTGGTGGATCAATTCAAGCTATTATTGATATTGATACTCCTGCAGTTAGAATGGGAGTTGCAGTAAATACAGAATCTGACGTAGAAGGTAGTATTCCAACTGTATTTGAGTTTGAACATCCAGTATATCTACAAAATGATTCTGAGTATGCATTTGTTGTAGAAACAGATTCTACAGAATATGAAGTCTGGGCATCAGAAGTTGGTGAAACTTCTGGTTCTGGAACTGTTACCCCTATTTCTGGTCTTGGTTCTGTCTTCAAATCCCAAAACGTTGATAGTTGGACAGAAGACCTTAGAGAAGATATTAAATTTAAGTTGAACAGAGCGGAATTTGATATTTCAAGATCTGGAGAGGTTCTCCTAGTGAATGATTCTATTGGTTACGAAACCATGGAAGCAACACCAATTAGAACCAGCAGTGAATCTAATAGCAGTGCTACTCTGAAGAGATTTAGAGGTAACAATAATTACGTACAGGTTACACACAGAGATCATGGTTTTGAAGATAATGGTAAATCATACGTATTCTTCAAGTCTCTTGATAGCGCAGGTGGTGTTTCTGCTGCAACTTTAAATACAACTCTATTCACAGTAGAAAATTCAGGAGTTGATACATTCAATATCGTATCTCCAACTAAAGCAAGCTCCAGTAATATTTCTGGAGGTTCTTCTGGTTTAATTTCTACAAATAGAAAGTTTGAAAAATTATATGCTCAAATTGGTTATCTGTCTTTCCAGCAAACCAAAATTGATACTTCAGTTAAAACAACTAATATCATTCCTATTGATAATGGTTCCGTTAATTATACTTCATATTCTCAAACAGAATACGAGAAAACATTCATTGGACAGGAGCATTATTTCATTAATCAAAAAGTCATTGCTTCGAGGGTTAATGAATTGTACAACGGAATATCTGGATCACTTACTTATAAGATGGATCTATCTTCTACAGTATCCAATTTATCACCACTTATCGATTTAAGAACTAGTTCTGTTAAGACTGTTTCAAATAGAATTGAAAATCCAACAGGATCTGAGTCTAGATATGGTAGAAGAAATCAAGTTCTTAGTTTCTATAAAATTTATGAGTTTGGTGTTACTGGAAACTCTGGTACTGCTATCGATGTTGGTCAAACTGTAGATTCAACAACAAATGCAAATACATCTGTTGTTGCTGGATTGCAGGGTGGTAGTGGTAAAGTATTGAAGTATGATTCATCAACAAATAAAGTGACTGTTCAATTAAGAAATAATGGACAGTTCAAAGCATCAGAGGCTCTCACTTTCTCGTCACAAACTGGATTAACTGGCGTTAGCATTGATAATGCTGGACCAGTTGAAGTTGTTCCCTCATTCACATTATCAACTGATTTAAAGGGATACAATGTAAATGAGAATTCTTCAATTGATGATGATGAACTTTACTCAAATATTATTAGTGGTACAATTATTGATTGGGATAACAATGCTCAAGAATTAGTTGTATTTAATGATAAGAATCCAATTAACGATGATTATACTTCTTCAGTGACTGGAGCATCGGTATTTTCTAGGGTAGCACCAGATTCTCAGGCATCTGATATTTTCAGAGTTGGAGATTTTGTAAGTTATGTTGGTCAACCAGCATCAACTGAAGATTGGTGGGAAATTTCTTCGGTAAGTTATCAAAGTGGTATTTCCTTTGTTCCAGAAAATAGGGCTGGAAATACTTCTAACATTGCTAAGTATGTGACTAAAGAAGTCAGCTTGGAAAATCCAGCAACCACAATTGATGTTAAAATCACTGCTAATATGAGAGACATTGATAATATTAAAGTTCTATACAAGATCAAAGAAGCATCAAGTGAAGTCAACTTTGAAGACATTGAGTGGAGATACTTCAACGAAGATGGATCTCCAGATGTAAATATTGATGCTTCTGCTGAAAATGAAATTTCAGGACTATTTGAAAAACAAGAATCCTATCAAGAAATTTCTTATAGCGTTGCTGATCTAGCAGAATTCACATCATTTGCTGTTAAGTTAGTATTGAATTCTGATAATCCAGCATATGTACCAAAGATTCAAGATATGAGAGCAGTTGCAGCATTCTGATGAAACACATACAAGTTGAGGGTGAGGACGGACTCTTTAGAGATCCGTCCACAGGTGCTATTATCAATAAAGATAAAAAAACTTTTGATCAAATAAGAGCAGCAAGAAGACGACACAAAAGTTCTGATGATGAAATAAAACAACTCAGAGATGAGGTATCCGAACTAAAAGAGATGCTTCGTGCTATAATAAATAAGTCAGATCATGCATGACTTATGGAAACTACAAAACTGAAATCTGAATTTGAACAGCAAATTAAAGACGCTAATGAGCGTATTGCAAAAGCCGAGACAGATCTTGCTCGACTAAAAGAATATCGTACTAAACTTCAAGGTGGTCTTGAAACTATTGCTTTATTGGAAAAAGAACCTGATGAGGAAACACCTTCTCAACCAGAAGTTTCTCCAGAAACAGTAGCACTTCAATAATAACTTCGCCCTCCACTAAATAGTGGGGGGTTTTACTTTAGTCTGATGGCGGCAATTCCAATTAATTTAATTTGTGAGAGAGGAACGGATTTTACGGCGACATTCAATATTCAGAATGAAGCTAACACAACTCCGTTGAATCTCACTGGATATACTGCTGTAGCAAAGTTGAAGAGAAGTTACTATTCAACTACATCAACAGATTTTGTTGTTGCATTTCCAGACAGGTATAACGGTCAATTATCAATTACATTATCAAATACCGTTACTGCTTCTTTAGACCCCAGAAGATACGTTTATGATATTCTACTGACTGCTCCATCAGGATCTAAGTCAAGAGTAATTGAAGGCATTATTGAAATTACACATGGAGTTTCCTGATGCCCACGTATAACGTATCAGTACAAAATTCGAATTACAACGTTCTTTCTGAACCACAGAAGAATTATGCAATTGGAGTAACATACGATATTCCTGCAAAATATTTGCAGAATAACAACATTGTTCTTGACGATGTTACTAGTCAGTTTAACGGTACAACAAATACATTTAATCTGACCAATAATAATATTGCATATACACCTACAGATTCAAGTCAGATTATTGTTTCAATTAATGGTGCTATTCAACACCCTGGAATTGATTATAGTGTTAGTGGAGATCAGATAATCTTAGCTCAGCCTCCAAGTATTGGAGACAAGATGTTTATCATCGCTTTAGCTACTACTGCAGATCTTACTAGAACTATAAATTTTGTGCATAGTAGTGGTTCTTTCGACATGTCTTCTGGAGAAAAAGGGGAAGTAACTCTTGATGTAACTGGTGTTATTGAATCTTGGGTAGTTACTTCAGATATAGCAGGCACTCTAATATTGAATGTTGAAAAATGTACACTGAATGATTATCCAAATTTCCAGTCAATCTGTGGAACGGACAAACCAACTATACTAAATAATGTGAAAGGGTCGAACGATAATCTAACTGCCTGGACCAAAGAAATCATTGCTGGCGATATTATTAGAGTCAGTGTTGATCAAGTGTCCAACATCAGAAGATTTATGTTGGGCATGAAACTTCTCCTCTGATAAATATAGAGGGTCGCATATTTTATAAATAAACTTAAGCAAGCAACACACTTTGGAGAACAACTAAATGGCACTTCTAGTACCTGATATCGGAGAACTAGAATCACTTCGATACCTAATCAATGCAAACAATCACGTCCCTTCAAGGGAAGACAACGCTCCTAGGGATTTGATTCTAAAGCTTTACGTAAGTAACACTACTCCTGCTGAGGGTGATGTTCCTTCACAAACTGATTACTTCGAACCCTATAACGCAGCAGGTACTCTAGGTTATGGTACTACTCCAGTTACCAACTACCCTGCTTGTATTAACAACAGAGATGAGGCTCGTTACGACTATACCGATCAGTATGGTATTCTACTAAACGGTTCAAGATGGACCATCGACACTGTTGGTGGTACAACTACCGCATCATATCCAGAAGAAACTTTTGAGTTCTCTGGTCCTGCTGGTAACGTATATGGTTACTACATCGTAAGAGCAAACAACATGCCTATCGATGTCCAAGGTGTTGCTGATGCTGCTACCGCTGCGAGTGCTACTCAAATTACCAAAGGTTCTACCCAAGATCCTTGTATCGGTGTTATTAACCAAGATTTTATTACCCTTCCAAACCTCTCCAACGTAATGGATAACATTACTAATGGAATGGTTGTTGGTAGCAACGCTGGTGTTCCTGCTGGTACTAAAGTTCAGGGTGTTGATCGTGCTACTCGCAGAATTTATCTTTCTAACAATCTCACTGCTAACATTGAAGCACTGACCGATCCAACTATCACTCTAGATTACTCTCAGGTCAATACTGGTGCTAATGCACACGGTCTACAACCTGGCGATGTTATCTACGTTGCTCAAGGAACTGGTAACACAACGACTACAGCAAACACATATGTAGTTCATACTACACCTTCGACAACTGTTTTCACTACAACTCCTGCTCTCGATGGTTCTGGTGCATTGACTCTTTACAGCAGCATCATGTTTGCTGAAAGATTTACCAATGGTCCATACCCCATTCAGAACAACGGTGACCAAATTAAGGTAACCCTCAATATCAGCCTCGACTGATATTATCGAGATCATTCTCAATACTTTATGATGGGAGGGGGGTTGAAAGACCCCCCTTTGTGCTGTAGATGCGTACATATAGAGTATGAGCATAACTTACATCTACAATTCGTCAACTATTAACCTGTTTGTTACCGAAGATCTTGGGTCTCTTTCATCGACTCAAACAACGGAAGACTATGGGTCTATTTCTGCTGCTCATACTCAAGAAGAAAATTATTTCGAAGTACAATATACTGGAGATGTAATTCCTTTTGGAACCATAACTGTTGGTGGTTCGGGAGGAACTCAAAAATCAAGTATTTACCCATTTGCAACCTCTGGAAGATTTAGATTTACTTTCCAAGGAGCATCAACATTCCTTACTCATGCATGGACTGGTAGTGGATCTCTATTTGAGATTGGAGGAGGACTAGAAAGAATTGTTGCTCCATATTTGGGAGCAGATCCATTAGGGGGTATTACCCTATTCAATACATCTGGTAGTGCTGGAGAGTCCTTCAGCACTATCTACACCATCGAGGACACTACGACCCTTTCGACGGAAGACTATGGATCAGTCTCCGTTGGAGGGTCTTCTGTCGATTATGGACAAATTACTTCTCCCGTACTAGGAGAAACAGATTATGGAAGAGTAGACGCATATTTTGCTGTTCCATATGAAGGAACGATTAGTATTACTGGTTCTGGAGCGGAATCCTTTACCGAGTCTGGATATCTAGGAACTGGGTCTTACGGAGGATTTTCTGGTTCTGCATCCATCAGTATTCCTAGAAGATACGAAGGGTATGGAAATCTCTTCTCAATTGGTGGTGGAGAAGAAGAAAAAACATACAGATGGGGTTCGCAAGGTGCTCTATTCAGTATTGGTGGTGGAACATCATCAGCAAATAGCTTCAGACTTCAAGGTCCCATCTACATCGAAGGTGGTGCTGATTCATGTGCTTCATTCAGAAATATTTCTACAGGATCTCTATTCGGATTCTCTGGATCTACTGACTCTGTAACTAAGGATTATGATCTAGATAATATCCTCACTGTTTCTACTGAAGATTATGGATTAGTTACTTCTTCAGTAACAACAATCGAAGACTATGGTTCTATAAGTTCCAGAACATCTAGTTATGGTGATTTTGGAACTATTATCTATACACAAACAACATTCTCCACTACAGGAGGATTCACGCTATCTGGTTCTGCAGATACAAAATATATTATCAAGGCAGAATTTGTTGGATCTGGTTCACTATTCTCTATTGGTGGAGAAGCAAATTCATTTATTCCGAATTGGAATTCTACTGGTCTATTTGCAATTACAGGATCATCACAATCCAATGTATTCAGGCAGTTTGAGTCTATAGGAATTCTAAGTACAACTGGTGGGGAAGCAAATAGTCACACAGTTGTATACAATAAAGATATTAATGTTACGTTCTCTACTGAAGATAGAGGATTAATTACTTCCGTAGCAACTAACTATGAAGATCTTGGAGTAATAACACAAACTCCAAATTCTGTTGATAATGGTCAAGTAGTGTTCTTAGGAGCACCATTTGGAGGAATGACTCTTGGTGGAACTGGTGCGGGTGCTCCACAAAGAACATTTGTACATGAAGGATTTGCATCAATCACAACTTCTGGTGCAGCAACAAATGTTCAGTTTGCTCCTGGTCCATGGAAAGGAGATGGTCTGTTTGCTGTTAGTGGCGTAGGATCAGAATCTTATATTCCAAATTGGAGTGGTGTTGGAGTCTTCACAACAGATGGAGATAAATCCGAGAGATCTGTTAAAGATTATAATGATTCTCTTGTTAATATCTTCTCTACTGAAGACAATGGATCTGTTGCTACTACAGCAACATCAACTGAAGATTATGGATCAATAACTCAAAATGCTGCCCTTGAAGATAATGGATTTATCTTCATCACTCAAACTGATGTTGCAGCATCTGGAACCATTAGTGTAACTGGTTCTGCAGTCACGTCAAATCCAAGATTACAACAGTTTGTTTCTATTGGAGGAGGAATTCTATTCAATATTTCTGGAGGAGAAGGTAAGTTTATTCCTGGATATATTGGATCTGGTTCCATCAATATCTCTGGTAACACAATTCCAAACTTCTGTCTTGGATTTATTGGTGATTATAATTTCACTCTTACGGGTGGAAATGTTGGTGAAGAAGTCACTAAAGACTACAATGATGATTTTGTTACCTGGGATCTCTATAGAGAAAGTGAGTTTGGTACAATCTCAACAAACCCACAACCTCCAAGAGATACAATTTATCCAGTTGGAGAACCCGTTGTATCTCTACCAAATAGCACTCACGATTTTGGATCTGTATCAGATTCAAATATTCAGAGATATTACGAATTTGGTAGAGTTGCAATTGTTTCGGATACTAAGTCTGCATCTGGAACATATACCATGTCTGGATCAGCATCTCCAGAATTTGTTCCAGAATTTGCACAGATTGGTACTGGTCTATTCAGAATTACTGGTGCTTCTCCAAACTCATTCTTCCCAACTTGGAATGCATTCGGTACTCTGAATGTTACTGGTCAACCAACCTACAATTTCTCACTTACAAATCCTGGATCTGGTGCTCTGTTTGCGAATGGTATTGGTGGAGAAGCGATTACAAGTTCTTACAACTTGTCTTCCATCGACAGCTTTAATGCAGAAGATTACGGATCAATTACTGGAACACTATCAACTGGAATTGTACAAATCAATGTTCCAGCAAATGATACTACAATCTTTGATACATCAACATATAACGAGGTAGTTCTTTCATCTGGTGGAACTGGAATTGGTGAGACTGGTGGATTTAATATTGGTGAACACCTAAGATTTGGTCAAGATCTATCTGGATCTGTTGGATCGTTCAGAAGTATAGAAACTAAACTTGTAGATTCTACAACCTGGGAATCCTTAGACTTTGAAGTTATTCGTGGTAATGACGTAAATGGTGGTGAGGAACCAGACTCTGGTGAAAATCTAGTTCTTGAGTATTATGATTCTTCTGCAGGTGGATATGTTCTTATCGGAATTATTCTTGCAGAAAACTCTACTGATGGTGTTAACTCTACAGTAGATAAGAATGTTGTTCTTCCTCTAGCTGCAAGAGCAGTTGGTACTAGATTCAGAATCAGTAGCAGTGGAACTGGATCTACAACTGGTCAGTATGACCATTATGGTCTGAAGCAACTTACAATTAATACGGGAGTTCCTGCTACACTTGATTATGAATATGTAACTGAAATTGCTACAGAAGCAGAAGATTATGGATCTATCTTCTACGGCAATCAGTCAAATATTCCATTCGGTCTGTTCCGAATTACTGGTGCTGCAGAAACCGCACTTCTCCGTCGTCCAATCATTGTCGGATCTGGAACATATACAACATCTGGTAATGGATCGTTCAAGTTCTTACCGAATTGGAATACGACAGGTCTATTTGCAATTTCTGGATCTGCTACAACTCCATACTCTCTACGCGAAGTTTCCACAGGAACTCTATTTACTATTGGTGATACAGCGCATAGAGTTGCATTTGATTACAATGAATCATCAATCGCAGTATTCATTACTGAAGATAATGGGTCTGTTACTACACCACAATCAGCAGTACAATCACAAGACAATGGATCAATCACTGCTCCTCTTACTGGTGGAGAAGTTGATAATGGTTACGTTGTATTCAATGCAACAAATGGATCTCCATTCGGTGGTATTAACATCTCTGGATCAGCGTCTAAAGAATTCAAACCAGAATTTGCACAGATTGGTACTGGTCTATTTGCTATCACAGGTCAAGGAGTTGACTCTTTCTTCCCCAATTGGAATGGATCTGGTACGATTCAAACGTCTGGTGGAGACCAATTCAGATTCAGTCTGCTACATCCTGGATCTGGTGGACTGTTTAGTATTGGTGGAGCTGCAGAGGCAGTTACTAAAGACTATAATGAGTTCTCAATTGATGTATTCAACACCGAAGACTATGGTGCTCTTACATCTACACCAACAACAACTAATGATTATGAGTATGTAACTGATCCTAGCACTTCAGTTAATCTCGATTACGGCAATCTATTTACTCGCGGTCAAAATAACGAACCATTTGGTCTATTCAGAATTTCTGGTTCTGCACAGACAGCGAAGATTCTACGTGGT